GACGTAGCACACGTTGGACGAGGACGAGCCGGACACCGACCGCAGCCACCAATGGATGCGACCGCCCATGATGCGGTCCTTTGTCTGCTTGAAAATCGGGAACTGGCAATCGAAGCCAGTGCCGTAGCCGGGCTTGCTCCACGCATTCAGGCCGTAGACCTCCACCTCGCTGAGGGACCAGATCTTGCCGAGGTCCTGCCAGGACCAACCCGAAGGCTCGGTGAGCTTGCCGGAGGATGAGTAGCGTTCCTCAAGGAGGACGCGATGGGGCATGATGGCCGCCTGCACCTCCGCAGGCAGAGCGGACAAGAAATGCTCGTTCTCCCACTCATGCAGCTGGCTCAGGAGGTATGGGCACTTCTGCTCGTTCGTTCCGTTGTTGTCGGCGGTCTTCCGCCACTGGATGTAGCTTTCGTTCACGGCATTCGGGCCGCGAACCGCGACGGTGGACTTTGGCACCATCGCGATGTGATGCCCCTTCGCGGTATCGCCGCACTGGAAATACGGGTCGATGGCACCGACGGCATAGCTCACCGTTTGGGAGGCCACTTGCGCCGTCTGCGGGATGACGACGTTGATGTAATCGCCGATGCGGATTCCGGAGTAGTTCGCTGCGCGTACACGGGCGCGAAGCCATTCCCAGACGTTCGCCTTCTGCTTGATCTCCTCGGCGAAGACCGTGGCGAGGTTGCGGCCCGGGTAGGCGCCGATGCTTTCGAGCCGGGAGTACTCGGCATCCTGCAAGGCTTTTGACGCGTTGTCTCGTGCGGTCTGATCGACGATGCTGTAGTTTCCACCGCTTACGTTGAATATCTTGGCATCTGCCATTGCTGCCCCTTTCCTAGGCGAGGTAGATAGTCGTGCCGCTCGCCGAGCAGGTCGAAGCGAGCGTGATTGTTGAGCCCGATACGGACGCCTTGGAGCTCGGCGCGTATATCGTCTCGTTTATGACGATGAACTTCCCCGTGGAGTCGGCGAGCATGGACGCGAGCATGTCGATCTGCGCGCTCATCTCGGCTATCCTCTCGTCACCGACAACGCTCTGCTGCAGAGAGGAGGCGACCGTCCGTGCATATGCGGCGGCGTCGTTCGCAAGAGCCGCTGCGGCATTTGCCGAGACGGCGGACTGGCTTGCATTCGATGTTGCTGCCGCCACCTGCTCGCCCCTCGTCTTGTGCTCCTGCACGCGGGTGGACTCCGCAGATGTCCGCGAGCCCTCGTTGGAGACGCGCTTCCTCTCGGCGTTCGCGCGCTCGGACTCCGCCTGCACACGGCCCGCCTCGGCCTCGGCGCGCTTGGACTCGGCCGCCGCCCTCGCGTTCTCGGCGGCGGCGCGCGCGTTCTCGGCGCTCACCCGGCTCGTCTCGCCCTTCTCGGCCCTGTCCGCCGCTGTGTTCGCATTCGCGGCGGCCGTCTGTGCGGCCTCGGCGGCATCCATGGCCAAGGTGGACTCGATGTAGTAGACCGTGCCGTCCGTGGTCCTCGCGCGGTCGATGTTCCCCGCCTCGTTCAGGAGCAGGGCCGCTCCCTTTGTAGTGTCAGGCAACTTTACCTCCTCACTTTGCGATGATTCCGGTTACCACCGCGATGGGGCCTACTGCGTGGACGATGCACCTGTCCCCCGCCTTAGCCCCGGAACACGATGTCGTCATGGACAGGCCCTTGAGCGTGGCACCGCCGACGCTCACGTCGAGCCTCGCCCCGGACGCCGCGACCACCGTGCCGAAGCGCACCGGCCTGGACTCCGATGGCGGGGCGCAGAAGATACCGGCCAGGGCTGAGCCCGCCGCGATCATCTCCGACTCGATGTCACCGTTCATACCTGCGCACCTCCAACTCCATCGGGCATCCTCCCACGAGCGTGAGAGTTCTCTTGCGGATGGCGAACTTGCCCTCGATGCGCGCGCTAGGCCACGATACGCCGACCGCATCGCCCACCGACACCGGAGCGTGGACGTGAGTCACGGTCACGCGCCGGATGGGGGACGCCTGCGTCCTCAGGAGCTCGGCGGCCTTGGCGTCTGCGGCGGCCTGCCTCTCCTTCTGGGTGGAGCCGTCCGGCAGGTCGCTGAACGTGTATGACTTGGCCTTGCGCCATCCCCTACTCACCGTGGAGAACTCGCTGGCGGGGTCGGAATCGACGGCGGTGCCTATGACGGTCTCCTCCGCCGTCTCGTACACGGCGTGCACCACGTTGGCCACATCGTCGATGTCCCGCTCGTCTACCGCCGAGTTCTCGAACCGCGCGGACGCGCCCTCCTCAAGCGCTAGGGCCACCGGCCTGTCGGCGGGTTCGACATACCTGCTCAAGATCACCCTGCCCATACCGTCGCACCTCGCCGGGGAGAATCCCGCGAGGTCGAGCAGGCAGTTGACCGCCCCAAGCTTCTTCGCCATCCCGCCGCCGGAGTTGTCGAGGCCCAGTGCCCACGTCGATGAGAGCGAGAAGGACGATGGGTCTGCGACCACCTCAAGGCCGGCGGATCGGAGCAGACCCGCCGCGTAGGAGACCGCGTTGGTACCGGCGGGGACCGTCAAGGGGCCGTCGAACTCGTCCTCGGCGACCTCGCGCAGCCGCCCGGACAGCCTCGCGCTGCCCGTCGCCACGGTGCCCACCTTGTCGCGCTTCGGCGCGGACACGATGAAGGTGCCGAGGGCGATGGACTCGGACGTGCCGTCCTGGAACGCGGCATCAAGGTACACGCGCAGCAGGTCGGCACCGAGCGACAGTTCCCCCGTGTAGTCGATGGTGCCGGTCTCGTAATCGGAGTCCTGATTGAACTCGAGCGTGCCGCCGGTGCGGATGTTGCGGAGCCGCTCGACCTCGGCGCCGGTCGCTCTTGAGACGCGCATGAAGCGGTATGAGCTTGAGAACCTCTTCTTCCAGTCAGCCATTGGCGGGCTCCTCGAACACGTCGTGCGTCACGTTCGCCGAGCAGCTGAAGATACCAGGCTTCTTGATGGAGCTCTGGAACTCCATGGGGCCGAACGCCCTCTCGCCGCAGTGGCCGCGCCACCAGCCGTGCCAGTGCTCGGCCATGATTCGCCTGAACGCGTCGTAATCGGACCGCAGGAGGTCGAAGCTCACAGACGTGGAAACGTCCTGCTCGTCGAGCGGGTAGGACGCGGGCAGGTGCCCGTTCTCCCCTCCGTCGGCGAAGTGGAACGTGCTCACGCTGCGCTTACTCGATTGCGAGTAGGTGCCGCTGTTGAGGATCAGCACCTCGGAACCGTCGACGCCGAAGTTGAGAGCCATACCCCTGGAGGGCATGTGGGCCTCCACCTCGGAGCGCGAGGACGTGCCCGACTCCGCGTAGCCGGTCACGCGGTAGCGGAACGGCTCATTGAGGGGCGGGATGCGGTCGATGGCCTCCTGCGCATCGAGGATGCCGACGGCGACCTTGGACGAGGTGCCGTCGGACATGACGCGCTCGACATCGAACGACACGCACTTCGCGGCGTCGCCCAAGACGAGCTCGCCGTCCTCGAACATGATGGTGCCGAGCATGGACAGCTCGCCGTCCTCGCAGGCCATGGGGCCGATCAGTGTGGAATCCTCGACCATGTAGGCGGAGGTGCCGTTCTTGGCCATGACGTGGCAGGCGAGGTTGCCGTCGTCCGTCACCTCGATAACCGGGATGGCGGGCTCGCTCCAATGCGTCTTGAATGTACGCTTGGCCGACGTCGTGAGGCCGGAGCCACCCCGCACGTGAAGCGTGAGCGTGTATGTCACGCCGTTCTCAAGGGCCTCGTAAGAGCCGATGGGCACGGGACGGAGGTCGGTGACGTCCACACTGCCAACCACCGTGCCGTCTGGGCGGGTGAGCGAGAGCGTGGCAGATGCGATGCCCGTCTCATCCGATGCGCTCACCTCCACGTTGAGCGGCGCGCTGTCCACGAGGGCTCCGTCCACGCCCGGGTTGGCGACCCACGCCTGCGGCAGGTCGGCGACCACGAACGGGACGTAGGACGACCACGCGCCCCAATCGGAGTGCAGGCCCTTGGTGCGTACGCGGATGCGCCACGATCCCTTCTGGTTGCACCTGAGCGTCAGGCTCGACTGCAAGCCGGTGATGTCCTCCGTCATGGTCGAAGGCCCGGTGATCTCGACCTGCGCCGCACTCTGCTTCGTGCCGTCCGGGTGGTTCGGAGTCCACTTGACGGTGAGGGCGGAGCCCGTTGCGTAGGACGCCGTGATGCTGGAGACGGCGGGCGCCTTCGGCGGCATCACCGTCATGACCGAGTTAGAGCCCTTCCACCCGGAATTGAGCCCGTTCGGGCTGGTGCGATAGGCACGCACGCGGTACACGACGCTGCCAGCGGGCGCCGACGGGTCGTCGATGACCGCCCTACCGCCGGATGTGCCGTGCACCCCCTTGAAGGTGGCCCAGCTCTTCCCTCCGTCGGTCGACCTTTGGGCATCATGGCCCTGCGGGTACCTGGCCGCGTCGTGGATCACCAGGCGCACCGAGCTGTTGCCCGTCTTCACCGCCTCGACCTTGGAGGGGGCGGCGGGGGTCGTGTAGGTGGTGCCGCACGCCACGTGGTCGGAGTTGCCGCCGGGGCCGTGGGCGCACAGGCGGTAATCGTACTTGTGGTTGGCAGAATTCGAGTTGTCGGTGTAGTTGGTTACGTCCCAGGAGAGGTCCGCTATGTTCACCCAGTTGCCGTCGTCCGTCCTGCGGTCAACGTACACACCGGCCCAGGGCTTCGCCCCGTCCATCCCGGTGTAATCGCCCTGCCATGAGAGCTTCTGCTGGTTGTCGGAGACGCGGGCGAAAGAGCAGCCCTTCGGAGGGTTCGGCTTCGAGTAGCCGCGCTGGGGGATGCCCATGTAGTCGGTCGCCCAGACGTCTCCGCCAGCGGAGCCGTATCCGTTGACCGTCTTGCCGTAGGCGCGAACCTGCACGGAGCAGTTCCACGAGCTTCCGCTCCTCGGCACGTCGACGTTGAGGGGAGCGAGCGTGGCCGCCCTCCCCCAATCGCCGTAGTTGTTCAGCACGACGTCCTGGCCCGCCACGCACCTGCCGTTAACATAGGCCTCCAGGCGAACGCCGTACTGCGCGATGTACTTCGCCTCGAGCGCGACGCCTATGGAGACGCGCGCCGTGGTGTCGTTCACGTTGGTGACGCTATATGTGTCGATGAAGGCGCGGTACCAGCGGTTTCTGCCAGATACCTGCACCTCCCTCGTGTATGTGCGACCCATGGCCTACCACCCCTTCCTTGACGAGCTGGCCCTGTCCGCAGCGGATACGATGACCTCAACGGCGCGCCTGATGCGCTGGTCGCCGTCGACCTGCCTTCCGTCGACGGTGATGTACACGTTGCCGCCCGCCCCCGCAGCTGCGGGGGCGCCGGTGACGGAGACACCGGCGGAGAGCATCGCGCTCGCCCCGCCGAGGGCGGATTTGACGGTCTTCCTGACAACGGATTCCTCCGATGCCATGCCCTTCGCCCAGTCGCGCATGAGCGCCTTGCCGGAATACGTCGTGTAGCCGCGCCCGGAGAAAGGCCCCTCCTTGGCCGGTGAGAACGGGAAGAGCCCTCGGATGGTGCCCAAGGCGCCGGAGATCTGGTCGCCGACCCAGCCGACGGCCCCCATCACGCCGTCGGCGAAGCCCTGCAGGAGCGCCCTGCCGGAATCGATGAGCCAGCTTCCGGCATCTGCGAAAAGCCCTATGATCTTCCCGGGGAGCCCGCCGAGGATGGACATAACTTGCTCGTTGCCGCCCGTCACCGCGCTAACGAACCCGTCCCACGCGCTGTCAAGGAAGCTTCCGAGTGCGCTCCATGCCGAGTTCCAAACGCCCTTGATGAAAGAAAGCGCGGAGTCGATGGTGCTGCTCACGAGCTGGATGCACGATTGCACGGTTGCGATCATGCCGTCCCAGACGGCCTGCAGGATGTTGAGCACGCCGTTCCAAACGCCCTCCCAATCGCCCTTAATGAGCGCGAGGACGGTGCCGATCACGGCATTGATCACATTCATGGCACTTGTGACGACCGACTCGACGAACGCGAAGGCCGCCGACACCACCGCCTGTATGGAGGCGCCCCATTGCGTGAACAGCTGCTGGATGACGGGAAGGACCGCCTGGATGAGCGACGCGATGCCGTTGATGACGGGGGCGAGGCCCGTCGAGATCGTCGAGGCGAGGGAGACGACGGCGCCGATGGCCGTAGCGATGACGGGCGCCATCGCCTGGATGGCGGCGGAGATGACGGGCAGTACGGCGGCGGCCAGGTTGCCGAGCGCCGCACCGAGCACGGAGAGCGCGGGGAGCAGGGCGGACGAGACCTGCGCGATTATGGGGGCGAGCGCGGCCTGCATTGCGGCAAACGCGGGGGCGAACGCCGAGGCGAGCGTGGAGACGGCGCCCTTGATGCCGTCGATGGCCGCTCCGACGAAGGATGCCACCTGTTGGAATGCCGTCATGAACTGCGAGGAGTCCACGGTCGGCAGCTTGATCCCCAACCCCGCGAGGGCCTGCACGGCGATGTTCCACGCCGTCGACAGCGCCTCTGAGACGATGGGCGCCAGCACGGAGCCCAAGCCCGAGAGGACCGACGGGAAGGCCTGGATGATGCTCTTGCCGATTATCGCCACGCGGGGCGCAACGTTCTTGGCGACCGCGCCAATGGATTCCAGCAGCTGGTTCGTGAGCTGGCTGAAATCGACGTCGTCGCGCCCGAGGCCCGTGAGGAAGTTCGTCCACGCGGCCTTCGCCATTCCGATGGAACCAGAGATGGTGGTGGACGCCTCCTTGGCGGTTGTGCCGGTGATCCCCATCTCCTCCTGCACCGTGTGGATGGCCTCGACGATGTCGGCGTAGGAGTCGATGGTCAGGTCGGCGGTCTTTCCCTGCTCCGCCCTGAGCTTGTTGGCGTCCGCGATGAGGCGCTGCATCTCCTCCTTCGTGCCGCCGTAGCCCAACTTGAGATTGTCGAGCATCGTGAAGTTCTGCTTCGCGAACCCCTGGTAGGCGTCCTGCACGCTCTGCATGTCGGAGCCCATCTTGTTGACGTTGTCCGACATGTCGATCATTGCCATGTTCGCGTACTCCGCCGCCTTTGCGGTGTCCCCGCCCACCGACTGGACGAGGGAGGCGGCGAAGCTGGTGGCCTGCGTCATGTACTGGTTGGCGCTCATACCGGCGGTGCGGTAGGCCTCGTCGGCGTAGCCCTTCAAGGTCGAGGCGGACGAGCCGAAAAGCGTCTCGACGCCGCCGGACAGCTGCTCGTAGTCCGCGTATGCGTTGAGGGCCGCGCCGCCGACGGCCGTGACCGCGCCGGTTACCGCCCCGAGGCCCGCAACCGCGAGCTTCCCGGCCGTAACGGCGGCCCCGCCGATGGAGGAAAGGGCGGACTTGGCGGCACCGCTGCCCCCGAGGATTCCCGTGGTCAGCCCGCTTCCGAAGGACTTGCCTCCCTCGTTTCCGGCCTGCCCGAACTGCGCCTTGATGTCGTTCGCGAAACCCCTCATGGAGGGCATCAGCGTCACGTATGCGGAGCCCACGTCAGCCATGGTCCACCCCCATTCCCAAAATTTCGTCGATCTCCCCGCGCGCATCGAGCGCCAGGTCCTTGTTGGCACGAGCCTCTGCGAGCTTCGCCGGGTTCATGAGGGGCTCCGGTGCCGGTGCGGGGTTCTTCGGGTCGTTCGACAGCGCCCAGATCAGATGCCTCTGGTTGAACTCGATTCGCCACAGGAGGTACTCGGCAACGCCCCATTCGTTCGATGGCTCCTGCGCCCTCGCCGTGCGCGACTGGGCGGGGAGCTGGTACCAGAGAAGGGACATCCTCTCCAGATCCGGCACCTCGCCCTCCAATGGGAGCGAGATGCCGTAATACTGCTGGAAGTCGGCGATTACTTCGCCCCTGCTCCCTTCGAGGCAGGAGACGAAGCCTGCGAGTTTTTTGCACCACACGCCTCGATGGCCTTGCCGAGCAGGGTCTGGATGCACGTGACGTCCCCGCCGAGGCGGTCGATGTACTCCTCGTCCCTGCCGTCGAAGATGCGCTCCATCACGTCGAAGGCAACGCTGAAATCCTCCTCCGATTTCGCGAGCTGCTTGGCGGTCTTGTAGCTGCGCACGACGTCCGCGTCGCAGGTGAATTCGCCCTCGACGCCGTCGATGGTGAAGGTGACCGGGTTCACGCTACATCCCCTCCGTCTCGGTGGACTCGATGAAGTCGACGCAGGTGTCGCCGCTCTCGTCGCTCAGGTACTTGATGGTGATGGGGCGCGCACAGAGCTCGCCGACGGCGAGGTTGAGCTCGTCCAGCTCGTCGGACTTGCCCTTGGGGACGACCTTGCGCCAGCGTCGGCCGTTCTTGAGGACGAGTTCGAGCACGTAGCTGCGGATGGTCTCGGAATCGCCGTTGTGGTGGACGGTGATGATTCCGTTCTCGTCGGTGACGTTCTTCTCTCCGTACTGGATCTTCAACGTCTCGGCCTTGATCTCGGCGAAGGTGACTTGGCCGGACTCGACGCGGGAGGTCTTGGGCGAGTCCAAGAGCTCGCCGTTCATGTCGAGGATGTCCTCGGAATCGCTGTCGATGGTCTCCTTGTAGCCGTCCGAGGAGATGTAGCCGAGCACCTTGAACGCCACGTTGAGCGGCGTCTTGATGTCCTTCGGCAGCTCGGTGCCGACCGGGGCGGAGAAGATGTAGCCGCCCTTCACTCCCTTGGAGGAGCTTACGTTGTCGGCGTTGTTCTTGGTTGCGACTGTCTTGGCCATGACGGCCCCTTTCACTCGAAAATAGTAAGGTTCACGTTCGTCCTGTATCTGGCGCCGCCGGACGCGGGGTCTGGGAGGCGATACGTCCCGTCAGGGAAGGCGTCGAAGACGTTCTCCTCGTGCAGGAGCATCGGAACGGCAAGCTCCACGAGCCCCGCCATCTCGGCCGCCCGTCTCCTCGTGGGAGCCCACGAGTACACGGCCACGAACGCCTGGCTGCCGAACCCGAGGCCGTTTCCACCGGTGAGCTCCACGGAGAGGAACTCTCCCGGCGCGTCCCTCGGCACCTCAAGGACGGCCTTGATGCCCGTCTCGTCCATGAGGCGCTTGGCGACGATTCGCTCTATGTCCATCGCGCCTCCTAACGCTTTCCGCGCCTCTTGGAGCGCGACCAATCAGGGGCCTTCCCATCGACCTTGATAGGCCTGACGAGGCACCCGTGGGCGAGCTTGCCCTTGATGGTGATGACCTCGCTTCCCTCCCGCGCGGCCTGCAGCTCGCGCGCCTTGGCGCGGACGAGCGACTGCACCCCGCCGGAGTTGAGGACCTGCTGATAACCGGACCGCTTCCAGCGCTTCCAGCGGAACCTGCACTTGCAGCTAGCCATCTACCGCCACCACCTCGGCCACCATGTTCAGCTCGCCCGGTGCGTGCTCGTCCGCGTAGCGCTGCGGCCATCCGACGACCTCGCAGGTGACGCCGCGCACGACGACCGAGCACCCGCGAAGGTCCGCGCCGTAGCCCTTGGGGAAGAAGACCGAGAAGGCGACCCTCACGCCCTCGGGGCGCGTGGCGTCCAAATCGGAGGTGGGGCCGGGGCACACGACCACGCCGCCCACCTCCTCGCGCCTGGCCTCGCCGACGATCGGCTCGCCCAGCTCGTCGCGCCCGACGCTTGGGGTGATGACGGTCACGCTCTCGGTGGCTATGAGGCTCACAGCTCCCCCCTCTCGATGGGGCGCAGCACGCGCCTCACGGAGCCGTCCAATCCGAGGAGGCGGCGGGCGGTCTTGCCCACGTACATCTCGCCCAGGGCGGAGCCGTACGTGACGGACGCCGTGATGCTGCCCGCGCCCTGGCTGAGCTGCGTTGCGCCCGCCATGTTGGCGGGGGTGTTTAGGACGCGGTTGACGAGCATGCACGCGACGGCCGGGGCGGCGCGGTCGAACGCATCGCTCTGGCCCCTCTCGTATGGGACGCCGTAGGCGGCCTCGTACTCGGAGAGGAGCATCGCCGATGCGTCCGACAGCAGCGCGTTCAAGCGAGCCTCGTCAGCCGCCACGCCGTAGCGGGCCGCGTAATCCTCTGCCGTCGCGAACATCTCCATGGCTACTCCGTGACCTCGGCGAGGCCAGCTGCGGAGAGCTTGTCGAGGAGCGCGTTGTAGGCGTCCTTGACCGATGCGACGGTTGAGGCCTCGGAGCCGAGCTTCGCGATGGTGCCGAGCAGGGGCTTGCCATCGGCGTTGACGACGGCCACGTGGGCTGGCAGGAGCGGGGACGCCTTTGAGGCGTCCTCGATCACGACCTTCTGCACCAAAACGGACATCTGGCCACCCCCTACGCGCTCTTAAGGACCGCGAAGCCCTTGAGGTCGAGAATCGCGTAGGCGTAGACCGCCTCGGTTCGGAACGCGATCTGGTTGTGGGCCTTGAGGTCGACGCCGGTCTGGTCGGGATCGCCGTATTCGATGATCTCGGACCAGATGTCGCGCACCATGCCCCACTTGATGAGGGCGAAGTCGCCCATGATGCCGAGGACCTTGGTCTGCTCGGTGGCGAGGCGGCCATTTACGGTGCCGGACACGGCGGCATCGATGCCGTCGATGTTGCCCGCGTTGAGGTTCAGGGGCACCTCGGGGTAGAGGCGCTGGCCGGTGGCGGGCACGCGAAGCTTGCGCAGGGCGCTAGCGTACTTCTTGGACAGGGCAAACCCGTTGATGTCGTAGTCCATGAGGGCGTCAACGAGCTTGTCGATGTCCTCGACGGGGCTCTCGCCGGAGGTGACTGAGACCGCGTTGGCGGTGAGCGCGGTGTAGCCGCTGAGCTTCGAGCCGCCCTTGGGGTTCACGGCGTGGTACACGACGTAGTCGAGGGAGCGGCCGATGGCGGCATTCTGGTCGGCGAGGATGTTGTCGACAATCTCCATCTTGTTGTCCTCGTCCGCCCAGCGCAGCTCGTCGCTCACGCGGGTCGTGGTGACGACCTTGACGCGCTTGCCCTCGATGGGGGTGAAATCAAGCTCGTAAGAGCCCTTCTTGGCGCCCTCCTCGACGACCTCCGCCTCGGAGGACGGGTTGAAGATCATGTGGTTGATGTCGACGAACTTCTGCGGCTTGCTCGGGGAGAGCTTCGCGATGGTAGAGGTGTCCTTGGCCTTGTTCAGGAGCTCCGTCACGACCTCGCGCGGGAGCTTGATCTTCTTGGTGTCGTTAGCCATTTCTACTCCTTAATCGTTTCCGAAAAGCTGGTGGATGAAGTCGCGCTTGCTCGAACCGCCGTCCGAGCCGCGCGGGAAGCTGCCCGGCTTGTCGACGCTCGATGCGGGCTTCTTCTTGAAGTGCTTGAGCAGCTTGTCGGCGTAGGCCGACATGGCCTCCTCGTCATCGCCCATGAGGAGGTCGGCGGGGACGCCCTTCTCCTCTGCCACCTTCGCGGCGACCTTGGCGCGCTCCTCGGCCTTCTCCTTGGCGTCGAGGCGCTTGGTGAGGTCGGCGATTCGCTCCTCGGCGGTCTTGCCCGCCTGCTGGGCCTCCTCAAGCTGCTTGGCGGCGTTCTTGTTGTCCTTGGCTCGCTTCTCCCATTCCCGGGAGTGCGCCTTGGCCTCCTCCGCCTGCGCTTTTGCCTCCTCGTAAAGTGCCTTGTAATCGGGTTCCTCGCCGTTCGGCTGACCCTCGATTTGCACTGCACCCTCTTTAGGCATCGCTGCTCCTTCCCGCGCCGTGCGGCGCTCCCGGCCCGCCGTGCGGCTGGCCTTTCAGTTGGATGTGCGCCGTGCGGCGCGTTGGGAGGATTGTCCTAGCGGCGTGAGATTTGGCCGTATCGGCATGAAAAAGGCCGCGCACATGGCGCGGCCAAGCAGAACGGGTATACTTTTCCTAGAGGGGATAGCTACCTGGGTTAAGAACCGAGGCGCAGCGTCCCCTTTTCTATTAAGTGAACGGTCCCGTTAATGTCAACGATGGTCACCGTGTCGAATGTTCCGTCCAAGACGAAATCAGATGCGGCCTTAAGGGCATCTTCTAGATGCTCCGGTATCCGCAGCAGGCTAAGGACGCAGTTCCTGCTGGACGATGGATATTCATCGAACTTTTCTGATGCCTCAAGCATTAGCCTACGTATCTTCTTGGCAGACTTCGGAGTTTTGATTTCAAAATACGAACTTCCAGACTCATAATCAGGATACTTATGGTCTGTGCCCGCATAAAGAAAATATGTCGGCGCTTTCTTGCATATCGCTGCCCAGATTTCATCCCCATCGGGCTTGGACATATATTCTGCCGTCAGAGGAACTCCGGTCGCTTTGCCGAGGACTTCAAGAAATTTACCTACGGTATCTGCATAGTTCTCCGGAGTCTTGCTCCGCCTAAACTTCTTCCATGCCCTATCCATCCCTTCTCCGTAGGTATCGGCCTCCGCTCGCGACAGCGCGACGGCGATTGCTTTGGCGGCTTCACCACTATCTGTCATCGGGGAGGCAGACAGGAACTCCTTAGCGGCTTGCCGCGCCTTAACGCTAAGGCCGGAAGCTTCATCGATTTCCCTAAACGCCTGCCAGCGAGTATGCCATTCATCTGGGTCGTAGCCCTCGACCTCCATGTCGGGGAAGCCCGGTATGACCTTGCATCGACACCCCTTGTGATAATGGTTCCCATCGCCTGCGGACTTCGCCGTTTTGAAATCGAAGCCACGGGAGGCGAGCATCGCGCAGAAGCTGCACGTCTCCCCTCCCATGGGCACCCTCGCGTACCTGAGGCCGTCGCGCTTGGCGTTGAGGCGCATGGTCTGGTTGGCCCGCCTAGCCACCTGATCCGACGCCTTTGAGCCGCAGGCGAGGATGAAGCCCGTCGGGTCGCCCGAGAGGAACTTGCCGAGCTGGTAGCGCACCTCGCTCTCGATGTGGCCATGGACGTCCGACGTGTCTATGACGGCGGGTTTAACCCTAACGCCGGAGAGCTCGGCCATACCCTCGTACATGTCCGCAGCGAGCGACGAGGCCCCGTCGCCGAACGCCCCCACGGCGTCGTCGACGACCTCGATCGCGAACTCGCGCACCTGCTCCGGTTTGGCCCCCGGGAACTTCTCGACGAACGCGCTTATCCTGCTCGAAGCATATTCGTAGGCCTTGCCCTCAAGCTCGGCGAGCCGCTTGTCGTATGCGCTAAGCGCCTTCCTCGGCAGAATCAACGCCATCACCCGTCCCCGTCATCTGGTCGACGATCGCGCGGCCCTGCACCTTGCGGTTGTCGCTCTCGATTCGCTGCATCTGCTCGTCCGTGTAATCGAGGAGTTCCAAGACCACGTCCGAGTTGGCGAGCTTCGGCACCGCCTGGACCTGCTTGAGCACCGCGTCGCTCTGGCTAACCGCAGAGGGGTAAGCCGGGGAAAGCCAGCGCGGGTTCACGTTGTGGCCCGCGTCGCGCTCGGTGGCGAAGTCGGTGTCGTTCACCACCGCGAGGGCCATGTACGCCACGTTGCGCAGGGCGTTGCCGTTGTCTCGGTTCAGGTTCTTCGCGTCGATCACGAGGGGTTCGAGGGATGCGGCGATGGCATCGGAGCTTGAGGGGTTGTCGTTGCTCACGCCGAAGAAGGACACGGGGACGTCCGTCACGCTGGACATCTGGCACGCGAGGGTGCGGAAGTACTCCGAGAGGGGCGCCATCTGCAGCTGCGCGGATTGCCAGACGGTCGGCACATCGCCGTCCTCGTCCTTGGTCACCTCGTTGATCGCGCCCATGCTCGCGTCGTATTTGTTCTGTCCGTTGGTCACGCGCTTTGCTGTTCCGAGCAGCCACATCTGCGGGAGCGTGGCGGATTCCGCAGCCACCTCCATACGGGCGCGCTGGCGGATGGCGTCGTCCGTGATGCTCATGACGGCGCGGGTGATTCGGGACGCACCGAACGGCCGCTCCAGTGTTGCGCCGTGAGCCATGGGCTCCATGAGAGGTCGCCCCATGGAGTTCTCGTCGTACTCCGCGCGCCAAAGGCCGTTCGCATAGGCGATCTTGATGAGGCAGTCCTTCTTGAACACGTGGACGAGCGTGGGGATGCGCTCGCGAGTGCCCCTGCGCTCCCTCGACTCCGCCACCACGAGCCCGGCCTTGATCTCCTTCTGCGCGTCATCCCAGATCGCGCTCGCGGCAGTGGCCGGGTATGCGCTGATGACGGGGTTCCCAAGGCCGTCATCGGTCACGGTCCAGAACCCGCAGCAGTGCTTGAGCTCGCCGATGAGGTTCTTGCGGTACAGCTCGCCGAGAGAGTTGGCCGCGTAGATGGCGCGCAGCTTGTCGGTGGTCTCCTCATCGTCGGTCGTGAACCCGTTCAGCACCGAGCGGTCCGCGAGGGCGTGGACGGCCTTCTTGGGCCAATCGATTCTCGGGTCGATCTTCGCCGCGAGGCTCGCGGGCATGGCGATGCCCAGGTCCTTCACACGCACCTTCCCAAGGTAGTACCGCTCGCGCTTCGCGTTTCCGGGCAGCTTCCTGCGCCACGTCTCAATGAGGTCCAGAACGAGCCGCCTGTCCTCCGGTTCGAGGTTGTAGGCGTTCGCGATGTCGGTGGACAGTTCCTTGTTGATGCCCATTAGAAGTTCGCCTCCTGCTTCCTAGAGGGGTCTCTTTTCGTGGTGCGCGCCGCGTACAGGGCGAGCGACGCCGATTCGATGGGCGCCGCCATGGAGTTCGGGCCGTCCCCGAAGCCCCAGCCGCCAGCGGAGCCGATGTCGCGCTTGACCGACCTTGCGGCGGACTCGTCCAGAGCTGGCGATGCGATGTGGCCGAGGGAGCCGTCTTTCAGCTCGTCGAGCAGCATCGAGGCAGCGACCTGCACGATCGCGGGACTTCCCGTGATAACCGCCTTCTTCGGGAACGCGTTGTCACCCAACCTTTGGATGAGGGCGTCGGCCCCGGACTTCCCGTCGATGCACACCGCCGCGATCTCACCCTTGTTCCGGAGGAGCATGTCAGAGATTCCGGCTGTGCCGCCATCTGTGCAGGCCACGTCGTACAGCTCCACGTAGGAGGGGCCTCCCCTCACCGCGCGAGCCCACGAGATGGCCGCAGTCCTGCCATCGGTGGAGAACTTCACGCCGAAGGCAAGCTTCCCGCCCGTCATCGCCTTCCTGACTTCCCGCTTCGCCCATAGGCCGGGCGGCAGGGCGGGGTTTGCCACCTCGGCATCGTCCGCCCACCACCCGAGGCGCTCACGCGCGAAGGTGTCGGGCGCCATCTGGTTGCACTCGCTCTCGACGGCCTTCAGCTCGAGGACAATACCGAGCGACGGGTTGCACTCGTACCAGCGGGAGCGGTCGTTCTTGTCTCCGATCTCGGTGGCGCCCCACTCCATCCAGGCCATCTGCGAATCGCCTTTGAGAATGGATTTCCGAAGGTTCGCGAAGACCGTCCCCAGGCATTTTGGGCCGGGCGGGGTTCCGAGGTAGATGGTCTGCGGGTTGTGCATCTTTCCGGCGGAGATGGCGGGGAGCAGCGCCGCCTGCTGCATATCGGTCAGCTCCTGCGCCTCGTCTATGATCAGCACGTCGAAGCTCTTGCCTCGACCGCCGCTGTCCGTTCTGGTGGTGAACCGGATGGTCCCGCCGTTGTTCAGGACGATGGCCTGCTTGCCGTTGGTCTTGCGGACGTATTTGAGCAGGTCGCGAAGCTCCTCCTCCTCATCGTCCTCGAACGGGGCCTTGAGTTCCTGAAACATCTCGTCGGAGGTGTCGCCGTGGTGGCAGGTGTACAGGATCTTCTCCCCGCGCATGAGGCCGTCGAAGCATCGGGAGCGGACGACCCAGCTCTTACCGTTCTGGCGCGGGACGCTGATGCCGACCTCGGAGTTGACGTACATGCCGTCCCCATCGGTGGCGAGCATCACATCGAGCAGGTGGGGTTGCCACGGCATGGGGGCTCCGAAATACTGCGATGCGAGCTCGGTCGCGATGTCCGCCGCGCCTTCGAACCCATCCGGCACGTTCAGCTCGAGCGTCGGTGTCTGCCTAGGCTTCACTCGCCCACCGCCCTACGGGGCGCAGGTCGTGAGGTCGCGAGCTGCAGAAGCTGCGCCTTCTCCGTCGTCCGCTTCTGGGGTGCACTGGCCTCCGCCCGGCTCTTAGGGGACAGGCCGAGCTGGTCTGACAGGGCGCGAATCTCCGCGCTCGCCTCCTTGAGCACCGCGAGTGCGGGGCTCTTGCGCATCATGGGAAGGCTCCTGCCGTCCGGGGACTTGAACGGCTTGTATCCCACCGCGTCGAAGATGCTGATCCGCCCGTCGCTCTTGGAGATAGCGTTCTGGGCGCTGCGGAAGACCGCGTGCCAGAAGCACAGTTCGCGCAGTGGCTCGACGTCCTGCTTGGTGAAGTTGTTGTCTCCGCTCGGGGCAAGCGATTCCCAGATGGCGCTCTGCACGGGGTCTTGAGCGATGTCATCCGGTATGGAAACGCCCCGTCCGCCCTTGGCCATAGCGCCTCCCTTCTCGTTGGGAGCGATGGTATAGGCGGCGTGAGATACCCCCCTATTGCCCGGAAACCCCGGCGGGGAAATCGGCGATATCGCCCGGGGCTGGCCTTCGAGGTAGGGGGTGGGGTAAGCCCCCCTATGACGTTTTAAGGCCGCTTGCCGCAGCTTCGGGCATCCACCGCCGAGCCGACGGGAACGCCCCGAATCCGCCCCCTAGAACAGCCGAGAGCGCACGATGGGAAGCCCCTTCGCGCCCTCGTCCCCGTCCATCCTGTTGCCGCGCCTCTGATTGCAGATGCGGTGCGCCGCGTCCACGTTGGAGTAGTCCAGCGGGTCTCCGCCACGGCTAACGGGCACCAGCTCGTCCACCTCGAAGCTCCACGGGTCTCCCGCCGGGAGGCTGTAATTGATGGGCAGGCCGCACAGGTGGCACGGCCTCCCCTCCGCCCTGAGCCTCGCCCTGAGCTTCCTCCTCGCGTTGCCGTTGGCGTTCCTGGGATTCTTCTTGCCCATCTCAAGCCCCTCCGTTTTGCATAGAATCCGATACAGGCCCGTCCCTGCGGGCACCCTCGTGCATATTCAGAGCCCGCAACGGCCTTTCGCTGAATACTCCCACCGGCATGAGAAGGGGCCGCCCGTGAGGACGGCCCCTGATGACGCACGGCCATGGTGGACGGCGGGTAATCGGTGCGCCTTGCACCGCGCTGGTAACGGAACCCCGCCGACCGTCGTGACCGTGCGTCGCATGTTCGCTCTGGCCCAGCTCTTATTCAAGCCTCAACGCGGTCTTTCCCGTGGCGTTCTCCCATCGGGTTATGATCACGTCGCAATAGTGCGGGTCTAGCTCCATGGACAGGCACTTGCGGCCCATGCCCTCGCACGCCATGAGCGTGGAGCCTGAGCCGCCGAACACGTCGAGGACGATGTCTCCCTCCTTGGTGGAGTTCCTTATCAGGTAGGCCATGAGGCCGACGGGCTTCATGGTGGGGTGCTCGGCGTTCACGGATGGCTTATCGAACTCCAGGACGGTGCTCTGCTTACGGTCCGAGTACCAGCTGTGCGCCGCCCCGTCCTTCCAGCCGTACAGGCACGGCTCGTGACGCCACTGGTAGTCCTGCCTCCCCAGGGCGAAGGTGTTCTTAGCCCAGACGAGGCATTCCCTCACGGTCATGCCGGAGAGCTCGCAGGCCCTCAGGAAGTTCATGCGCTGGCTGTCGGCGTGCCAGATGTAGAAGGCGGCGCCAGGGTTCAGCACCTCCATGGCGTTGTCGAAGGCGGATTTGAGGAACGCGACGAAGGCGTCGTCGTCATCCCAGGAGTCGTTCTCGATCACGAGGCCGTCCGTCCTGCGGTGGAGTTGCTTGAGCTCGGATGGCCGCATGTGCTGCCCGAGGGCCACGTTATAGGGAGGGTCTGTCAGGAGTAAGTCGCAGAACCCCCCCCCCGCGAGTTTTTCAACGTCTTCACGGCAGGTTGAGTCGCCGCACATGATCCGGTGCGCGCCGAGCTGCCAAATCTCGCCCCTCTTCGCCCTGCACTCGACGACCTCCGGTACCTCGTCCTCCTCCACGTCCACGTCCTCTATGGCATCTCCGAGGGAGTCCGCGAAGCCGAAATCCGCCATGTCGAACTCGTCCGCCAGGACATCCAGCTCGTAGGCCAACATGTCCTCGTCGAAGCCGGTCATCATGGTGGTTTTGTTGTCCGCCAGGGTCAGGGCGCGGCGCTGCGCGTCGGTGAGGTCGTCCACGAAGATGCACGGGACATCCTCCATCCCCAGGTTCCTTGCTGCGGTGGTCCTCGCATGCCCGGCCACGATCTCGGCGATGCCGTCCTCGTTGTGCCAGGCTATGACCGGGTTCCTGAAGCCAAACTCCTTGATGGATGCCTCGACCGCATCTATCTGCTCCCGAGTGTGGAGCTTCGCGTTGTTGTCGTAGGGCTTTAGCTCCTCAATTGGGATTCCCACTACCTCAAGCTCGCTGATTCTCATCTGCTACCCCGCAATCGTCCGGATGAGCCATGCGATCAGGGCAACAAGGCCCGCGTCGATGGCGATGCAGACGAGGGCTGCGGTCACGCAGCCGAACGCGCCCGTCACCTCGCCCCTCATCGTGCTCCAGTCATGTTTTCTCATCAGCACTCATCGTCCTCTCTCGTGAACTCGCACCGGTGGTCGGTGCACCATCCCCATTCGCATCCGCTTGGGCACCTCTCCCAGAACTCGCAGTCCCGGCACTTGATGATCGGCTCCGGGTCGGGTTCGACCCAGTCCTCGTCCCGCAACCCGAAGCTCATTTCTCCTCCCTGGGTGAGAAGCGGCAGTAGTTGCCACCCCGCACATCAATGGCGTCTCCATACCTGATGAAAACGCACTCTGTCTTGTCGATATGCTCGATGTAAGCCGGGCAACGACAGTGAACGTGCCCGAAATCAAAGCTCCTATGAGCGCATCGAGCGCACGGCGGGATAAGTCGCATCCGCACGGACCTGATCGGATGTCGAAGCCAGAACGGGATTCTCATCGCTCAACCCCCTTTGCCAAAGCCGCCTTGAGACGGGAGTTCTCGGCCTCAAGCTCCCTGCATCTATCCAAAAGCCGCTCGTTGTCCGCGACGGTGACCTTCCATGCGAACGGGTCGATGAGGTCGGCAAGGTAGAGCACCGTCACATCCCGGCCAGGCGTCCCCAGCGCGTCGAACAGCTGGGGCCAGTTCACGTTGGTTGACGTGACGAGCTCGGCGAGCTTGTCCGAAACCCGCCTGCGCTCCTCGATACTCGGTGTCATTCGGCCACCTCCACCTTTGCGAGCGCCTTGGCGCGGCGGACGATGTCGAGTTTCACCGCGCGCTCGCAGCACTCAAATTCGTCGGAGTTTGCCGCGATGGCATTGGCAGGGCAGTCGTCGCATTCGCTCACCCCTTTTCCGAAGTACCCGCAGATGCTGTTGCACGCGTCCTCCTCAAGCCGCTCCCAACTGTCCGGGCGGGTGTGGGTGATCTTCTTCGGGTCGATGTGCCAAGTTCCGCCCGCTTCGTCTTTGAGCGTCGCAAGCGGCCCGTCCAGGCTGTGCTCGCCGAAGCCGGTCACCGTGGCCTTTCGCATGCGGTCACCGGTAGACAGGCTCCGGTACCACACCGTGTCGCCTACCTTGATCTCCACCCCGTCGGCGTCCAGGACTTTGGGTGCGGGGCGCTTGACGCGCTGCCCCTGTTCGTACTGGTTCGACCGGCACTCGTCATCGCAGAGCACGAAATAGCCGTCCATCGCCGTGATTGACTCGACCTCTATCTCGGTTTCGTCATTGTGCGCCGAGGCGTAATGGACCTTATCGCCAGGCATCACGAGCTCGCCGTCCTCGAACCTGGGCCACATGTCGAGGATGCGGCGCTCCTTCTCGGTCAAGCCTCCAGGGCACCGCTGCAATTCCGCACTCACCTCGTCTTTTGCAATTTCTCTGACAATATGCGCAAGATCTATGCCAGCCGCTCTTACGCTCTCGTTTACGGCCATCATTCCTCCCGTCTAACACGATCCCTTGTAAAGCCCGGCGAGCCTCAACCGCCTCAGCGCGGCACGCTGCTTGGCGTTCGGCACGCCAGAGAACCGGTCTTCCCACACCGCAATGCATCCAATTTCGCGGCAAAGCCAGTCGGTGACTCCATAAGGAGGGATGCGCTCCCAGGCCTCCAGATCGGCCTCAATCCCCTCGCGGTCCATGAAGCGCTCGAGCAGCCATCTCTGATGGCTAGGGACCGCATAGTGAACGGTTCCATCTGATTCGATGCAGACCTCCAAGTAATGGACGAAGGTGTCCTTGTGGGTCTCGATGTCGAAAGGGCCGTGCAGGACCTCATTGGGGTCTCTCATTCGGAATCACCGTTCCGCGCCACCTGGGCAGACCGGGTGTTCCATTTGCCAGCGGCCTCCTCCTCGGACTTCCACCAATTGCCGGGTGTTCCGGCGGGGCATCCCTCGACGTCGTCGCAGCACGCGGCGAACATGGTCCCGTACACGCTCACGTTCTCCGCCACGTGCGCCTTGCCCCCGCAGAAGGGGCACTCCTTGAGCTCCATGCGATTACTCCTTAGCCGTGATCTTCACGCCCGGCAGGAACTCCGGCATGAAGTTCAGCTCGTAGCTGTACTTGTTCACATCGCTGCCCGAGATGTCCTCCACCGTGTAGGTCGTGAACTTGTTGAGGTAGACGAAGTGCTTTTGGTACTCGCCGTTCTCAAGCTCGCAGATGACCTGCAGTTCGTTCGTGTCCGGATCGGTTTGGATAGCAAACGTCCCCGTCATCTGCAGGAGGACCTTATCGGACAGCGTGTTGATCACCGTCAACCGTCGCACGGCGTTGAAGTTGTTCGCCTCCTGGGAGACGTTCCAACTGACCCTGTCCTTCTCCGTGCATCCGATCAGGCCGATGGTCGACGCGGCCATGGCGACCGCGAGTGCGCAGGCGATAATCTTTCGTTTCATCCCTAATCCAATCCGCTCATAAGCACCAGTAGCAGCAAACCCGCCGCCAGCAGCTTCACGAGCTCGTAAATCTTGCAGGCGATGGCCGCAGGTACGGTCAAAGAGGCAACTATGGCCAAGACCACCGCTATCCTTCGCATGCACCCTCCTCATACGGGCGCTTTACCTCGCGCCCCTTGTTGTCGACGTACCAGATGAACACCGGCGCCCCCGTGTAGGGCCTCCGGTAGTTGTAGCGCCACTCACGGACCTCAAACACGTCCCGCAGCGGAGCCCAGCGGGCCGCCCAGCACCTGTCCCACACGACGTGGTAGTCGATGGAGCCGTCGAACAGGCCGATGGCGGACGGAGGGCAGGACCTCAACCTCGGTATCGGCCTCTCGCCGTAGAAGTACGCCAGGCAATTGGCGCGGTCGCGAGCCTCGGGCGCGCCGAACCTACCGAACAGCTCGCGCACCATGGGGGCGACCCTTTCCTCGTCGCACCCCATGGACACGAGGCGAGAGATGCACGACTCGGCGGCATCGGGCCTCGATGGCTCGGGGAACAGGTCGAGCGCCATCTGCCCGGGGATGACGCCGATCACCGCGACGCCCCCTTGATGAGCGACCGCACCTCGGAGACGCTGACCTCCATGGCCCTGGCGATCTCCTCGGCGCTGCAACCGGCGCGCTTCAAGCGCTGCGCGTGCTTCTCGCGCTGGTATCTGCTCATCCCGATGTCGCCGGAGACGCCCGCGGCCCGCAAGGCCTTGTGCATCTCGATGCGCTTGCGGTTCGCGCCGGAGAAGTCGCGCCGCGCTTCCAACTCATCGATCTCCACCCGGTACCGCTCGATGATCTCAGGCCCCTCCATGGCTAAACCTCCGATTCCTCGGCAAGGCGCTCGTTGTAGGCCTCAAGGAACTCCGGCTCGAATTCCTCCACGAACTGCGTCTTGGAGATTCCCTTGGGCAGATTGAAGCCGAGCACGCACTCCAGGCACCAGTCCTTGAATGGAACGAACGTCTCCTCGTCCTTAACGCTCTTGTAGATGTTCGTGCATGAGTCGAAAATACGCGCTCGCCCCGCGTTGCAGATGGTCTTCCGCACCGGGTCGGGCTGCGCCTCAAGGCGCTCCCTGAGAAGCTGATTCTCGGTCTCAAGGCGCTCGACCTCCTCGCTGAGCGTCAAAGCCGCATCCTGCGCGCCCTCCAACTCCGCAAGCACGTACTCCTCGCAGGTGTTGAATTCCATTTCAGTTCCCCTCTCTGATCTCGATCAACCGACCGTGTTTCTTGTCTTCGATTCGCCAGAAGCCGAATCCGTAAAGCTCCTCGGCGTGAGGCCCCCACTGCTCAAGGAGGATTCCGTCCCACCACCAACGCTCATACTGCGGGTCGTCCCACATCCAGCGGGCAGTGAGCGCTGAGCCGCCGTGGAACCCGTTGTGGCATCCCGTGGTGCCGGAGCCGCACAGGGCGAAGAGCGGGCTTCGCAGCAGCCACGTCCTGTCCGGGGTCACGAGGGCGAACCGTTCGCCGAGCCTCCTTGGCGCGACGTGGTGGCAGTTGGTGGCTGGACGGTTGCAGATGCAGCACCGTTCACCGGTTCGCTCATAGCTCGCCCCGTTGGTGTAGCGCGCACCGATGCTGGGCTTGCCGAACAGCTCGGCCCGTTCGAGGGACAGGCCCCTCAGCTGGCTCATGGTCGGCACTTGACCCTCCAATCCTCGCCCTCTAGTTCCACGATCCTGCAGGAGCCTATGACCCTCGATGCCAGGCGCTTGCCGGGGACCTCGCCCCATGAGTTCGAGAGCACACCGATTCGCATGTTGCTGGTGAAGATGGTCGGCAGCCCGGCCTTGACCCTCTCGTCGACCAGGATGGAGAGCTTCTCGATGGCGGTCTCGGTCGGCCTCTCCATGCCGAAGTCATCCAGGGCGAGAAGCGGGATTCGGCACGCCCTGTCGAGCGCGCGCTTGTCGCCGTCCCTCTCGAAGCCCGCGTAGATCTCCTCCATGAGCCTGGGCGCCGAGACGAGGCGCGCCTTCCCGCCGGAATCGACCCACATGCGCACCGCGCAGGACGCGGCGTAGGTCTTGCCTCGCCCGGACTCCCCGTGCACGTACGCTCCGACCCCTTCCTTGGCCAACTCGTAGAGCCTGTGGCCGAGCTCGCAATCGGCACGGGCGTACTCGCCGACAAGCCCGGCGGAGCGAAGCCGCGAGGCCCGAATCTTGGCCATGGCCTCTGCGCGAGCATCAGAAATCGCTGTACTCATTCCGAGCCCCCTTCCTGCAGTCCTTCACGATCCAGTTCCTCGCAGCCGCCTTCCAGTCCTTCATCGGGCTCTTGCCGACGACCCAACCTTTGCTGGCGTAGAAGTCGACGAACTTGCTCCCGGTGAACCCCGAAGGGTCGTAGCCGTTCTCCCGGCACCACTCCGCCGCGTATGCGTCCGCCTCCTCCGGGGTGGGCGGCTTGAAGCGCTTGCGCTTCACCACCTCTGGTTTGGATTGGACTGGACTGGTTTGGTCTGGTTTGGGTGCGGCATCTTCCAAAGACCCCTTTCCGCTCCCGCAAAAGGGGGTTTCGGCATCACCCAAAGCGGGGTTTGGCGCTTTGCAAAGGGGGGTTTCGGTTTCGCTAAAGGGTGGTTTCGCTTCATCCGAAGCCGCCTTTTTGTTACCTCGACCCCCGCTTTTCCCGTTGCTCCTGCACTGCTTCGAGTTCGCGATGTCTTCGCGAAGGCTCTCGAAGATGGCATCGAGCGGCCACCCCAGATCGGGCTCCTCGCCGTAAGTCCCATACCGGACCAAGGCCCAGAGGAGCGAGCCGCGCAGCTCCTCCGGGACCTTGGCCACCGTGTCGGTGAGCTTGGGGAACCATGTGAACTTAGTTCCCTCCATGCCTAGCGCTCCTTGAAGACGAGGGCCTGTGTGTACTCGACGGCCGCGCCGTTGCCGGAGCTGATCGTGACGAGCATGTGGTCGTAGCGCGCGGAGGTCACCTCGGGGTGGTCGGCCAGGTAGCACATGAGCACCCGGCGCATCTTCTTCACGTTGTACACGGCCTTCGGGCAGTTGCCGCCGCGCTTGTGCGCCGCCTGGACCGCCACGATGACGTGCGTGAGGCCGTCGGTGCAGACGACGTCAGCCTCGCCCTCCTCGCACGAGTAGCCGGTCACGTCCACGCTGCGCATACCCTTCTCCAGAAGGAAGTCCTTGGCCACGAGGGCCGCGATGTCGTATCTATCCACGATGGCTCCTTAGAACGGGATGTCTTCGTCGTATGCGTCGACGGGGGCGGGCTCCGCCGCCTGCTGGCGGCTCATGAACTCGATGTCCTCGACGATCACCTCAAGCTTGCTTCGCTTCTGGCCGTCCCGCTCCCATTGGGAGTAGCGCAGCTTCCCTTCGACGGCCACCTTGCAGCCCTTGGACAGGTAACGGGAGACCTTCTCGGCGCGGCTGCCGAACATCGTGCAATCCACGAAGTTCGGGTAGTCCTCCCACTCCCCTGTCTGCTGGTTCTTGCGGCGGTCGTTCACGGCCATGCCGAATGAAAGGACCTGCGTCCCGCCGGTTGTAGCGCGAAGCTCCGGGTCTCGGGTCAGGTTGCCCGAGATGTTGACTCGGTTGATGCTCATTTGGCCTCCTCGTACTTCTTGACCGTCTCGGCGAGCTGCTTTCCGTACTCGATCAGCTGCTCGTCGGTGAGCTTGGTCAAGTCATCGGTCTGGTAATGCGCCTGTAGGTAGCCGTCCAACTCGTCATTGGCGAGGCCGTGTTCGATGCACACGGCCTTGTATTTAGCAATCTTGGCCAGCATCTGCTGGCGCTTCGAGGGTTTCTTGGCGTTGCCCTGTGCTGCGGGCTTCTTGGGGCCGGTGTCGCCGTCGGTATCGTCCTCGCCCGCCAAGCCGAAGGCCGTGAGCAGCGAGTATCGCCGCGCGTACGTCTCGCGCTTGCCGAACTCCTGCGGGTCGCTGTCGTACTCGTAGGGCTTGGTGTCCAGCACAAGGCGCTCGCCCTCGTGCATCACCACGGTCTGCACGCACATGTTCCCGTCATTGGTACGCTCGCATGGCTGCGTGAGGAAGATGCCGCGCTCGTTCAGAGGCTTCTTGATGATGTCAACCACGGTATCGAGCGTCGCGTAGTTGTACTTCTGGTATCCCTTCTGCCCCTCGCGGTTCTTCTTGGGGTTTGGCATCTCGGCCTGCGCCTCCGCGAGAAGGGCTGCTAGGCTCCTGCTCTCGGCCATCTAGCTCACCCTCCCCTCGCGCTTGAGGGAGCCGCCGATGCCGTTCTCATGGCAGAAAAGGCGCACGGCGTTCGCCTCCTCGACCGTCGCCGAGAGGAGCCGGAACGTCCAACCGTAGCGCGGCTCCTTCTCTGGGGTCTCCATGGGCGCCGACGGGCCATCGCCCGGACCTTGCTCCGGAACGGGTTGCGGGGCCTGCTCCGGCTCGGGGGCCGGTTGCTCCATCGCGGCCTTCATCTCCGCGATGCGCCTGTCCTCCGCGTCCTCGCGGGCAGCCGCCGAGATCGCCGCCCCGAGGTCGAGGGTGCGGAAAAGCTCGCGCTCCGCCGTCTCGTAGTGGGCCATGGACGGCTTCATCGCGCCCAGGGTGTCCCAATCGGCGGCGAGCTTGCCCACCTTCTCCTCAAGGGCGTTCTTCGCCTTGACCTCGCCGAAGGACTTCAAAAGCCATGCGTCCTCGTGAATGCGCTCGTAGGGCACGACCGGGGCCAGAAGGTCAGCGATCTGCGCGTAATACGCCGCCAAGCCGTTGTACGCGCGCTTCCTTCGGGCGTCCTCGGCCGCATCGAGCTGCGCCTTGATGCCGTCAGAGGCGTCCTTTGCGATTCCGATGATTCGCTTGCACTCCCCCTCGAAGGCAGAGAGGGGCTTCGTGTACTCGCGCTTCACCGCCTTGCGGCGCTCGTCGATCTCCCTGACGATTCCGTTCAGGTACGTTCGGTCGCGTTTAGCCTGTTTGACGGCGTCCTCGGAGGTGAGGTCGTAGGTCGCGCCCTCGTAGTCGGCCACCATGGCGCGGACTCGGGTCTCAAGGGTCTCGAAGTTCGCCCTGATGGGCACTGGGGCGTAGGTGACCTCCAGCCTCTCGTCATCGATAACTTCTGCTTGCATTGCGATTCCTTTCAGAAGAATTAGCGGATGATCTCGCCCGTCTCGCTGTCGAATCCGAACGTCTCCTGCTCCGGCGTCACCTTGAGGAACACGGTCTGGCCGCTCATCTTGATGAGGTCGAACGCATCGGGTGCGTCGGTTAGGATCTCCATCTGCAGGTTCGCCGTCCCGCCCTTGACGGTCGTCTGCTTGAACAGGGCCTTGACTTGGACGGACATGGCTACTCCCCGAGGATTCGCTTGATGAGACGACCAAGCTCGGAGTCGGCGTCGACCTCGAGCTCGATTGCGCCCACGGCGTTCTTGAAGGCCTCCTGCTTGGCGAGCATCTTCCGGTTGAACCCGGACACGTCCTCATATGCCTCTCGGCGCACGTCCTCCGGGAACTGGCTCGCGATGGCCTCCAGGACCAGGATTGCCGTGTAGGCGCTCTTGACCATCGTGACCTGGTGGAAATGCTCGGAAGCGTCGTCCTGGACCATGTGGTAGGTCAGGTTGCTCGCGACCACCGCCGTCACCTTGAGGAGCCTCACCTGCAGATCGTCGAAATCGTCATTTGCCATGTGGTTGCTCTCGAAGTACTTCATTTCTCTTCCTTTCGGTAGATTTCGTTGTAGTAGGCGACCTCCACATGCAGGAGGTTCCCAGTGCCGCTGGGCCTTCTCTCGCACTTGGCCATGCGGATCTCTACGACCTGTGAATCGTCGGCGTAGGCCAGGCCGTTGAGCGAGTCGAGGACGAGCTTGGCCACGTTGTCCAGATCGGGCTTCCCGAGGTCCTGCCGGAACGCCCAGAACTTGGGGTTGCTCTTCGCGAGCTGCCTCGAATAGCTAATCGAGACCTTCACCGGCCCGCCGAACTTCGCCCAACGCTCGCCGCACACCTTGCGGAACTCGTCCCGCACGGCCATCTCGGCCTTCCGGGTCTTTGCGGGCGTGTAGGTGCAGCCGGAGCGCGTGAACCTCGGCCTCCCCTTTCCCACGATCTCGGGAGGGAACATGTCCATCTTCACAAAGCCGACCCGGCGAAGCTCCCACGTCATCGGATCACCGCCGTGGTGTACTGGTCGGCGTCGCTCCGCGCCACCCGCATGCGAATCTCAGGGTCTTCCTCCATCGCGATGCGGGCGAGGTATGGCGCCAGATGGTTGGGAAGCTCGACGCTGAACGTGATCCTCATGCCGTACAGGCAGCGGTTCGGACTCGCCTTGCGGTCGTGGGTGTTCGCGCACTCCCTGCGCGCCTGCGCCTTGTACCACTCGAACTCGCGGCGGTGCGTGGCGACCCATCGGCGGGCGTCCCTCATGCGCTCCTCGCCCACCGGGTCGAGGCCGGGGAGCGCCATCTGGTTGCTGGGAGGCTCGAAGCTACGCATTGACGGCACCGGCCATCATCAGGTTGTGGCGCGCCTCGGCGACCGCCGCATCGGACGCGGGGACCATGACGAGCCACACGTACGCGCACAGCAACACCATGACCGCCAGCAGGATTAGCCAGAAAACAAGCTCCCGTGGTATATTCGCGTTGGCCGTCTGGCCGACAGGGGCATCCGTGACGTGGTAATCGGGGGTGCCCTGTTTTTGTGCCAGCCTCATCTTCTTTCCTTTCTACTAGGTGTCTTACCTGCGGGTTTCATCCGAGTTTCATTGATTTGGACTGTTTTCCCGCAGTTTCTTGCGCAACCTGCTCTTCTTCGAGTAGAGGGCCTGCCGCGCCTGCTCGTTGCGCTCCCTGCGGGCCACCTCGTCCTCAAGCTCGCGGACGTCCTTGGCGATCTGCTCCCTGCGGGCCTCCATGGTGCAGTTGGCGCACCAGCCCGTCTTGGCGTTCAGGGGCTTGGCCGTGAGGCATCCGCAATTCGGGCACCGCCATCTTGGCGTGAGGAATATCCCCTGTCTGCTCGCCTGAACTTTCACAGATATGACCGTGCGGTTAAGGTGCTCTGCGATGGCCGCGGCGCCCTCCCCCGCGTGCTCCTCCATGTATCGGATCTCATCGGTGGTCCAGTTCACGCTTCCTTCTCCCTCCCCTCACGTGCTCGAAATACAGTGGGAATAGAACGTCTTGCATGAATTGCAAGCGGTCCTCGAATAGGAATGGCGGGCTCTCGCCCTCGTCGTCATCTTCCAAAAGGCCTCCAATCTCACGCGCTGCGGAAAATTGGCAGCATGAATACGAGACGGACATACAAGCCGAAGCATCGGGAGCCGAAGCGCGCGTGGTACGAGCGCGTCGCCGGACTCGCCGAAACGCATCCGCGCCTATTCGCCATAACGGTCATCGGCTCCTACGTCTCGTCCGTCTGCGACTTTGTCGAACTCGCCGGAAAGCTCGTCGATGCGCTTATCTACGCGTTCAATATCCTTGGTGGCCTGGTAGGCTAGGGCGATTGCGAAGACGCAAGCCAACGACACGCACAGATCCAGAAATGAACTGACCAGCTCCATCGCTAGGCCACCTTTCCCCGCGTGCAGCGCCCAAAGGCCGCGCTGCAGACATTCGCCCCCACAACGGCTCCGCCGAAGAAGATGAATGCGAGCAGGAGCGCGTCGTCTGCTGGCTGGCCCACTCCGGGCATCTCGCGGATGGCGAGCAGGCCGAACTGGCACGCGAGGAGCGGCCATCGGATGCTTGCGCACGGCTTGACGCTCTCTTTCATCACGCCACCTGTGCGTTCGAGCGCTCAGTTGTCATGCCAAGCAGGTAATTTGCACTGCAGCCGAAATAGCGCGCTGCTCGCAGAATGAAATCTCCGGGCATGATGAGCGGATCTTGCTCGTACTTTCCGAGCGTTCGGACGGAAACTCCCAATTTGGCCGCCGCCTCCTTCTGAGTCATGTTCAGGCGCTTTCGCTCTGAAGCTAAGTTGTTGGTGCTCATTTTTTCCTCCTTACTACGCACCAGATTGATACCTACGGCCTTTATAGTACGCATCAGCATAGTACTTTGCAAGAACTATTTCTGTACAAGTACGCATATTGTTGGTACTATCTTTCGTAAAAGGCGCAGGATTATTCGACTATAAGGAGCGCGTGAGATATGAGGACACGATTGAAGGAAGCAAGAAAGGCTTCCGGATTGAGTCAACACGACGCATCTGAAGCATTGGATGTTTCCATCGGAACCTATAGAAATTGGGAACAAGGCCGTGTCGTTATGAACGGCGAACAGCTAGTAAAGGCTGCTGATCTTTACAAAACCTCGGTTGATTTCATTCTCATGACAGATACGGCATCAGAAATCACTGAACGAGAAGATAAGCTCGTCGACCTCTACCGCTCCATGACCCAAGACGGCCAGAGAACCCTCTTGGCCATAGCTGAGACGCTCTCCGACATCTTTGGTGCTGGCGTCGCGGAGGCATAGGCAATGTTCGAAAAGGTCAGATCTGTATTAGGAGTAACCACATCTGCTCTCACCGCGCTGTCCGCAGCAGTGGGAATATTCGCCTGGATGAACATCACGCCGGAAATGGTGGGTCAGGCGGCCTACGACACCATGAGGACATGGCTGCCGTTCGTCATGTTCGCGCTCGGGGCCATCTTCGGTGCAGGGGTGACCTATGTGGCCACCGTGCGGAAAGCCGGACGTGGCGAAAACGCGCGGGTCGAACGTAACGCCGCGATTATCCGGAACATGGATTTCAAGGAGAAGGCGGCGCTGTTCTACCTCCACGAACACGGGCACAGGGATGTAGACGAGTGGGAACACGAGGAGATGGCACAGGCCTTCTACAACCTAAGCGCCATGGGGTACGTCGAGGGCGACACGATTGGCTCGGACAAGAAGAGATGGACGCTGTCCACCGCCGCGATGGAGGCGATTGACCACGACCCGGCGATATTTAAGGCAATGGAATCGGAGCTTGGAATGACAGGCCGCGATTAGATGGGCTTAAAAATGGATGGATTTGCAGGCAAGATTGGTGCAGCGGTTACAGGAACATGCACTGTAGCCGGAACGGTCCTAGCGTACCTTCAGTGGGCGGGAGTGGAGTTCGACGGCTTCATTAGCGCGGCCACAAGCTATCTCCCGCTATGGTTCCCGCCGACCGCCCTGGTATTCGGCATCTGCATCGGCTGGTACGCCCGTGGCCGCTCTCAAGGGGTGAGCCGTTCGGAGCGAAAATATCTCGAAAGACGCGAACAGGAGAGACTGGAGGAGGACTTCGAAAAAGCGAAAACGTCATTCTACGCACTCGATGCCAATATCAAGGCGCTCATGCTCGCAGCCTTGGACAAAGGCGGCGCATATTGCAATGGAACCGACTGGAGATTCAGCGGCTACAGCGATGCCCAGTTCATCACCCAATTTGTCTCAACCCGCTACATCGACGGCGATATTGCCAAGATCACCGCGACGCCGCTACTTGAGCATTTCAGGGAGGAGGTGCCGGACCTATTCGATGGCGTGAAATCAACGCTGGAAAGCCATGCCAGGAAAAAAGGCACCCGAGCTGTATCGAGTTTTAGCACATCACTCAATTGGTGGTGGTAAAAGGAAAGGGGCCATCGCCTCAGGCAATGACCCCTAACCAGCCTCCGCCTCACTTAGAGTCCACGGAGGCGTACCAAAGTTAGGATACATCAACCGAAGCAAACGACCGACACGATGACGTAAGGAGAGACGCGATGGCAGAGGAACAGATCAGCGCGGAGATAATCCTATATCAAGCGGGTGGAATCAACGTACCCGTCGAGGTCTCATACGCAAACGAGACGTTCTGGCTGACACAAAAAGCCATGGCCGAGCTATTCGGGGTCGACGTAAGAACCGTTTCGGAGCACCTTGGCAATATCTTTGAGAGCGGCGAACTTGATAAGGCCAGCTCAACGGCTTCTTCCGGAATTTCCGGAAGAACTCAGGGGAGGCCGCCCGTTTACTACAACCTCGACGTCATCATCGCCGTGGGATACCGCGTGAACTCCATCCGTGCGACGAGGTTCCGCCAGTGGGCAACGGCGACCCTACGCGAGTACATCACGAAGGGTTTCGTGTTAAACGACGACATGCTCGCCAATGGGAGACCCTTCGGGCAGGACTACTTCGACGAACTGCTCTCGCGCATCCGCGACATCCGCGCGAGCGAGAGGCGCGTGTACCAGAAGATCACGGACATCTTCCAGGAATGCACCTATGATTACGACCGCGACAGCGAGGTGGCCCACCGCTTTTACGCGACCGTGCAGAACAAGCTCCATTACGCCGTGACGGGGCACACGGCGGCGGAGATCGTGCAAGGGCGCTCCGACCCCGCCAAGCCTCACATGGGGCTCACATCGTGGAAGGGAGGTCCCGAGGGCCGAATACATTCCAGCGACGTCACCGTTGCGAAGAACTACCTGTCCGAGGACGAGATACGCGAACTCAACAGGCTCGTCAACATGTTCCTCGACACCGCCGAGGACCGCGCAGAGAGAAAGCTTCTCACCAGCATGGCGGACTGCGAGGCCCTGCTGGACAACTTCCTGACCTTTACCGGACGCGACGTGCTGAAGGGGCTTGGCAACCGCAACAAGAAGACTGCGGACAAGATTGCGAAGGAGCGCTTCGCCGAGTTCCAGCGCATCCAGGACGCCTCCTATGAGAACGACTTCGAGAAGATGGCCAAGGGGAAATTGTCCTCGGGAGGCAAATAGAGAATGAGCAAGCCCCGCTCCCCTACTAGCTTGCAGGCGACAGGGGGCGGGGCGAAAGAAGGAGCACGGGGCCGCGGCCTACCGCGCTCATACCCATAGGAGGGCAATCAGATTATGACACTAGATGAACGGGATTGCAGCCTTCGCATCCTGGAGGAACTTTCGGGCCTTCCCCATCATGGAGTTCTCCTCGGCAAAGGCAAGCCCCTCCATTGTCACCTCGGGGCGGAAGATGGACACCATCCGCTCCCCTCCGAAGTATTCCTCGATGCCGACGCCGGTGATGTACCCGTGGGACACCAGCTGCTCGACGATGGACGTCCAGTAGCTCTCAGGGATGCCCATGGCATGGCTGGACCACATCGCATCCTCGGGCTCCACGCCCCTCTTCATGCAATCGTACAGGTAGGCGATTATCCGGTACATGACAACGTACATGTCGTTCTTGGCCATGGCGCCTCCGAATCAAATGGGGTGATCTGATTATGGCAGATGTTAAGAGGGCCGTGATATACGCCCGGTTCTCGTGCTCCAAGCAGCGCGAGGCGTCAATCGACGACCAGCTGAGGGCGTGCCGCGAGTGGTGCGACCGCGAGGGCTACGAGGTGGTCAGGGAATACAGCGATTACGCCATGTCCGGGCGCTCGGACGACAGGCCGCAGTTCCAGGAGATGATCGCCAACGCCGGAGAGAGCGATATCGTCCTCGTGTACATGATGGACCGTTTCTCGCGCTCCGAATACGACGCGCCGATCTACAAGAAGGAACTTGCCAAGCACGGCGTGGAGGTCGTGAGCGCCATGGAGGCGCTGCCCGACGGCCCGGAAAAGATTCTCATAGAGAAGATCTACGAGGGGCTGGCCGCCGTCGAATCGGCAAAGACCTCGATCAGGGTGAAGCGCGGCATGGGTGGCAACGCACTCAAGTGCCTGACCAACGGTGTACGGATATACGGGTACCGGACCGCAGAGGACGGGCGCTTCGAAATCGACCCCGATGCCGCCGAGAACGTGAAGTGGGCGTACAAGATGCGACTGAGGGGGATCGCCGTCAACCAGATAGGCACGATGCTCGCGGAGCGAGGGGTGAAGAACTCGACTGGAGGAGCCTGCAACTACAACCTCGCCAGGAAGATTCTCTCCGACGAGCGGTACACCGGCGTGTACATTTGGGATGACGTCAGGATCGAAGGTGGCATGCCGCAAATCATCGACAGGGGGACGTTCATGGAAGCGCAGGAAGTCAGGTCGAGGAAATGCCGAGCCGACGAATCCTGGGGTGACTACGCCCTCAAGGGCAAGGCGCTGTGCGGCGAGTGCGGCAGAAGCCTGCAGGGCATATCCGGCTATGGGAACAAGGGCGTGCGCTACGAGTACTACTCATGCCCCGGCAAATGCCAGAAGAACATCAGACGCGACCTCTTGGAGGGCGAGATCGTGCACGCTCTCCGCTCGATGCTCTCGGACAGGAGCACCGCCATGATGATCGCGAGGGCGCTGTGCGGACTTCAATCCCATAAGGCCCTGAACATCGAAAAGGAAAGGGCGCAGAAGTCACTCTCAGACGCCGAGAAAAGCCTTAAGAACCTCCTCTCGGCAGTGGAGCAGGGCATCATCGTCCCCGGCACGAAAGAGCGAATACAGGAGCTTGAGGCGCAAAAGATGAGGGCACTAAGAGACCTCGAATCGGCTCAATCAGAGGAGGTAGACCCGGAGGGCTTCGCAGACTTCCTCATGTACGGCGAGGAACTTAACGACAGGAATCTTCTGAGGGCGTTCGTCTATCAGGTGATGCTCATGCCCGAAAGCGTGGTCGTGACCCTGAATTACGACGAAGAAAACGGCGAACCCGCCCGAATTAACTTCAAGCGGGTTCGAGGAAAATTAGAATGGTGCGCCATATAG